TTAAAATGCGTTACAGACACCATGAAACCGGTGTTCTTAGACGTATATAAGGATAATTACATAGTAAGGGATAAAAATAATATTTTTGTTTTTGATCCATTTAGAAATGAGTCAAAAAAGGATTTGGATTATTCTACTGTCATACAAATAGCAATGGATTGTTTGAAGAAAGATTTAGATAAACACTGGATACCATATTATGAAGTGTAGTGCTTTTTGGAATCATACTAATATAAGAAGTGGTAATAGAATCTACCCTTGTTGTAGATTTAAAAAGTCTATTGGACAGTTTGATGGTGATGTTGGTAATGTTTTACACAGTGATGAATACAAGAGAATACGTGAAGCAAGTGCTAACGGCGAATTTATTTAAGGCTGTGTAAAATGTTGGTATGAAGAAAAAATTGGACATAAAAGTTTAAGACAAGAATTTAACGAAAAATATAATTTTGACAAAGTAGAATTAAAGTTCTTAGAAATAGGATTTGATAATCTGTGTAATCTAACTTGTGACGGTTGTAATTCAGAGTTCAGTACAAGTTGGATTGTAAAAGAAAAAGAAATCTACGGAGCACCTAAACACAAGTTAATGGAGATTGATGACGTTACAAACGTACCAAACACTCTTGAAAAGATATTGTTTCTTGGAGGCGAACCATTAATTACTAACAGACATTTGAAACTGTTACGTCAAGTAAAAAACAAAAGCAATGTTGAAATCATATACAACACCAACGGAACGTTTATACCTAATGATGAAGTTGTTGAAGAACTAAGACACTATAAGAAAGTAACTTTTATCTTAAGTATTGATGGCATAGGCGAACTTGGAGAACGTGTACGTAGCGGAACTAAATGGCCTGACGTTGTTAAATTTATTGATTGGGTACACGACAATATGTACACATTAGAATTTAATTCTGTGCTACACAAAAACAACTACATGGGTCTAAAAGACTTACATGACTTCTGTACAAGATTTACAAACACACGTTGGTACATCAACGTACTAACATTTCCTTTTGATTTAGATATCAATGTTCTTGATGCTGATACTAAGAATGGTATTATTAGTGACGCAGAAAGATTAAACTTACCTAACAAAGATTTTATTATTAATCATTTACAAAAGAATTAATCTTATGTAATAATTCAACAGGCTGTTTTTGTTGATACAAATTAAGATAATGTTCTCTATTATATTCTAATATAGTTGTAAGTTCGTTGTACATGTCTTGTAGTTCATGTATATTATAACTGTTTAGTTTATCAACTTCACCCATTGCCATTGCAAGTCTTGTTGAAGGATCTTCTTCGTTGTCATATGATTCATCTATAATTTGACTAAAGGTCATAAAGCCAAGTTCACGTAATAGTGCTAACGTTCCTTTCAACCCAACAACAATAAACGGGTGCTTATACAAGAAACACTTCAATGCTTTTTCTGTAAATGCTTGTCTATTATTGTCCCAAAAGTCTCCTTCAGTAACAATACTAAAATAACTTTCCTTGTAATAATCATCTGCACTTGGCAAACTTCTTGACATTGATTTGTATGTAACTTCGTTCAAATCTAATTCTACAGGCAAGTTGTCTTGTAATAATGTTACAAATTCTTTTGGCAAATTAGTATCTAATAAACTTTTGTCAAGATACTTCCTATGTTCTTGTTGTGTGCTGTCGCCGTTGAATACATGTTCGTATGCACCAAGTGGACAACTTAGGTATGTGTGTTTAGCAATGTCATTCTTTAACAAGTGATGTGTTACTTGTAGTCTATGCATACGTTCTTGCCTATTCAAACACAAGAACTTTTTCTTACGTAAGTTACTGTTACCATTCCAGTCTTTGTTAAGATGATTGCGTATATCAATGCCGTCATATCTATCAAGATGTAATTGTACATTAAAATATATTTTGTTCTTTGTGTTAAGAAGTTTGTTGTTTGTTAGTATTACCCAGTCAACAATATAAGGATTGTCCTGTACAGTTTTTTCTACCAACGCAAGAAATGCATCGTCTGTAAGCCCCTCGTATGAGTCATCGATAACAAGAAAGGTCGGTATTTTATACGTTTTAAAAAAGTTAGTAAATGTTTCAAATGTGTAATCATTGTCTCCTACATATTCAAAGAATACTACAAGTTTATCTTGATTGTCAAGTACCTTATCATTATGTCCTTCAAATTCAATAATACCTTCGAAGTTCTCGATAAACGTACCAAGGCTTCTGGAATTACTATCCATTGTTATTAAAGGTATTTTCTTCATAGTAATTTTACATTCTTAACCACTGCTTCGTCTTGTGGTTTTAGTTTTGGATTAGCAGGACACATTGCACAAATGCTGTGTGGTTTGAAAATGTTTTTAACAAATTCTTCAAGTTCACTTTCTTGTACATCAATGTTAAGTCCTTCGTAATCTACATATGGTTTCCAATCAACATCATCTATTTGTCCTGCTTTGCTCAAGTATGTACGCACCATACTAATAGGAGGACACTTGTACAAATGTCCTTTGTATATTATAGGATATATGTTTACACCACATGCTTTATAACTTGCTTCAGGATCTTTGTCAGTCCAAGGCTTTAGTTTGCCGTTGATTGTTTGTCTATAATCATACCAGCCACCCTCTGTAGGATCAGTAACTTCTACTTCAACATCGTCTTGTTTGTGTGCAATATCACTAACCATTGTCCAGTTGCCTTTGCTGTAAAAAGCATTCCATAAATTAGTTTCAACCATTTCTCTAACCTTAGGATTTTTATTATGTAAACTACAACTAATTTTTGCTCTGCCTATTTTCTTAAGGACCTTTAGTATGTCTGGACGCTTAGGTAATAAGAATCCGTTAGTATAAACTTCTATGACTGCGTGATCAAATATGCGTCTTGCTTCTTTTAGTATATCGTATATGCGTGGGTGTAACAAAGGTTCCCCACCAATGATAGTTACATGGTCTGGGTCAAGTCTTTTACCCCATGCTTCCATATTACTAACAATGTCTTCAAATGATTCTACGAAAGGTAAGTTGTGATCAATAAACCTATCGCAACCTGGACACGCCAGATCACAACTTGTAGTAATCATGTATTCAAGATTTGGTATATGATAACCGCGTTTACTCAAAGTAACTTTCCAATGTGCCTTTACGTTTCGTATCTAAAGTAACACAATGGAAGCCACCACTCAATGTACGTGCTTGACGCATAGGTAATGCTATACTTTCAATTCCCCATTTATCTAATTCTTTACGCAGGTCTTCTTGATTCTCATCACAAATTACAAGTTTCTCATTAACACTCATAAAGTTCAAACCAATATATTTACTGCATGGCGAAACGTTGTTAGGCAAGTTAGTGCCGATGTCATGCACCTTATCACCTGGGAAGAAAATCTTATCCCAGTTTTTAAAGATAGGTGGATACCAGTCAGGATTAATTCTGTCTCCGTTAAACAACACAAGTCCAGGACGTAATGGAATTACTGTACTGTCAAAGTGTGAATAACTATAAAACTTTTCAGCAAGATGAATTTTATATCCTAAAGGTTCAAGGATAGTTTTTAACCACTGTCCTCCTAATAGTGTACCACTGTTGCTAACTTGATAGATTAAATCCTTACCAAGTCTTACTACGTTGGGTGCATCAAATACAATTTCTTTGTTAACAAGTGTAGGAATACTTAGGTCCTCAAGTTGATAACTTTCATCAAGCAGTCTTGGACGAGGCGCACTAATCCATTGTGAACCACCTGCCATTGCTTCATATAAAAATTCTCTGTATGCTGTTGTTTCGTATTGTCTTGCTCTCATTGCACCCGGACAATCAATAATAAGATTGTTAAGTGGTAATAATAAATCTCGTGGACAGTATGTGTACCAACCTGTAGTTTTCCAATCTGGAGAACCAAATTCTACGCTGTGATCAATTGACTCTGGACGTCTAACTTTAACTCCAAGGTTAGTTAAAAGTTTGGCAAGGCCATCAAGGTCCTCATTTGCTTCGTCAATTACCCACTCAGGACTTGGTCCTTCTAAGTCTTTGATGTGTTCATATTTGCAATCTGCAAATCCAAAACTGTGCGTTGATTTATCTACTGTTGGTATTCTTGCATGATCGGCGATACCCACAAAACATTCTTCTAATGGATCCCAATCATTGTGACTGCTTACTACTGTCATATTAATCTCCTTGGTTAGTAGTCATATTTAAATGGGTGATATGAGATTAAGTGCCAGAACTGGTATTGACTATTTCGCCTATAAGTTCGCTAATACACACTCTATTGACGTCACTGCCTCGGTTCCAATCTTTCCATTTGTCGTCTCCGATGCCAAACATAATGCAGTCTGTGGGTAATAAGTTCTTATCTTCTATTGCTTGATTGTAAGCAGTTGCATACTGTTGCCAGTTCCAATCTACTGAAAAGTTTTGTATCAAACTATTTGCAATGCTTATATCAATTCTGTTATTCATTTCTACAGAATTAAACACATCAATGCCGTCATCTGTATCTACACGTTCACAACGTACACCTACACGTAAAAATTCAGCACCATAAAATGCTTTACTAATACTAAATGTAATAGTTTCTACACACTTCCATTGTGCTAAATTAACATTAATATTCTTTGTACAAGGATAATATGCAAAGTCAAGTAGCACAGGAATCTCTAAAGCATTACAGTTATGTAAGTAATATTCAAGGTCGACATGTTGTCTACCATAGTCGCTGAAAGGTACACTTGTAATAAAAACATCGTCCCATTCAAGAGGTGCGTCTTCAAGATATTCCCAATCACAACCATGTTTCAAACATGCACTGTGATACATAAATTCACCTTTGTGAAATCTAAAACGTTTGTTCTTGTGTCTAAAATAAAAATGATCAAAGGCTTGTACAGTACCACAAACTAATTTTTGACTTGGAAATAAATCAAGTCCTGTTAGTTTATTGTTACCGCTATCGCTAATCCATTTCATAAATGTTTTGATAAACGTAGATGGTAATTCTTCGTTATATAAATCATTTACAGGATTTAATTCTGTAATAAACTTTTTAATTTTATTGTCTGTTACAGGTTTAGCGCCTCTTAAATTCATTCCTTACTCCAGTTACTTGCATAGTATACTTAGGCCTCATTCCGCTATTAGCACTCAAATGCGGCTCATCTTTTTGAATAATAATTGCATCACCACGTTTCCACTTTGTGATAGGTGTATTGTTTATTTCAAAATAATGTCCACTCTGCCAGTCTTCTAAAAATATATTAACACGACAACATTCAGCAGGATCAACTCCGTAATTTTTTGATATCATATAAAACGTATCAACGTGTTCTGGTAATACTTGTCCTGGTGCTTGTTGCATTACTGCGACAGTACATCTGTCAAATAACGACTTACCAAAATTAATAAAATCTTCTTTGTCCGGAAATGCTTGTTTGTATTGTGTGTTGTCTTTTGTATAACCTGCAAGATGATATTTTTTATTTTGTGATTCAAATGCAGTTGCTCTGCCTTGATCACTTACGTTATCTTTATCATCATAAAGAAGTTTTTTGTAATTAAGTTCTGGTATATCTAATGTTATTTGGTCCATGGTTTGTCGTATGCTACTTTCTCTTTGTCATCAAACCAATACAAACTTCTGTGTGGAGGATGTTTAGAGTCATGCTCTGCGTTACTAACATAATAAAACAAACGCAATGCTTTTCTACTTGTACCTTCTGGGTTTGTCATTGGCTCAGGGTAACCGTGAAATGCAAAGTTATCATAACTCCATATAACGGCATTACCTGCACCTACAGGAACTTTGCTATGTACAGTTTCTCTTTTTCTATCATAAAACTGTAACTGTCCACCCCAATCTTGATCCCAATCTTCATTAAGATAGATTACTAAACTTACCATGCGGTGTAATCTAAGTTGTTCATTCCAATTGAAATCGCTGTGTACTTTTAAACTATCACCCGTTAATGACTTACAATATCCTGCACCTATAAGATGAGGATCAGGTATTAGGTCAACTGTGTCAGTAACCTCTTGTAACCATTTAATAAACTTACCACTGTGTAGTGCATGTATAACTGCGTCTTGCACAGGTGTCTTATCAACATTATTATATTCATACATACATGAACCTGCTCTTGTAAAATGCTTACAGTCTTCAAGTGGAACTTCTTCCAACTCTTTGGCCATTGCTTTTACAAGTTCGGTTGGAACAAGGTTGTCGATAGTTAATAAACTATAACTTGGGTGACTACGATACTTTTGTTGTAGTTCGTATGTGTTTGGAAAATTCTTTTCAATGTGATCTAAAAGTTGTTGCTTCATTTTTTTATTAATTCAAAACCTTTTCTATCTATATCTAATTCTTTAATGTAGATATCAACGTACTTGTCAATGATAGACTTGATTTCAGATTCAGTTGCAATGTCTTTCTTGATCATAAATCCTGTCCACGAAGTTGCAGTCTTTAGCAAGTACTCATCATGTGTTTCGTACAACTTAGGCTCAAGTTTATCATAACCGTATGCCGCAGGCTTTTCTGCATCATGGAATATCATAACATCAGTTACACTTGTTAAACAATCAACAGTTGATTTTCTACAAGAAGCAAACCCGTCTGTAAAAATTAAACTTGACTTGTATGGCATTGTTTTAATTTCATGTGCAAGTGCATTGTAGTATTTGTTAATCTCAGTTGTTTGATGTTCACTTAACATGCTGGGTAAAGTTTTAATACTTTCAATACCAAGTCCACTTAAATCGTGATGTCTAAATTCGCTCTTGGGTGTAATAGAACCTAAGTTTTCTTTCTTGACTAAGTCTAACCAACCTTGTTCACTTTCAATATGAATAATTTTTTGTGCATAAGGAAATCTAACAAACAATGGTGTTGAATAACGACCAACTCCTAACTCAAGTATTAGTTCTGGTTTAATTAATTCAACCATTGCTCTAACTACAGGTTGATGTGTACTCCATCTGTAATGGAAGTTTTTACCTAATTTTTTTGCACTTTTAATTTTCATTATCTGCTTTCTACCGTATACACTTCTTTTACATTTGCAAAACTTTTGATAGAAGGTGAAATCAAAGGTTTTGATGGTTTACGTGATTGTCCAATTAAACTACCATTTGGCGTTACAAAAAATACTACATCAACATCTGGATAGTATTCCAAACCTCTGTAATCAAAAAGTACAAACTTGTCAATATTATTTAAGTCCGACACTTGAATCTTGCCTGCATCTTGGCCGTTTTTCCAATGCACAAGATCATCTACAATATCAAACTTATGGTCAAGTTTTTGTAGTTGTTCTCTAATAGTAGTCTTTCCTGCAAATGATTTACCTACTACTGCAATCTTATCGTAGTTGCTATTAGCAATGGCTTGTACTGCTTGTTCACTTGTCATTTTTTCTCTTGTACATCTAAAGAAAGGTCTGCTTACGGGTGTGTTACCCATGTATTTGATTTCTGTAAAGTCTGTATATTCAACGATATTCTGCATATACTTGTTGTATGTTTGTTTACCATGCCCTTCAAAGTACATAACTTTGTTAGTCTTACGACATGCTTTACTTAAAATTCCGTATCTGTTTTCAAGTTCAATAGTATCAATAACTGCAAGAAACATAACAACATCAAAGTTGTCCATGCTTGTCCAAAGAAAGTTACTGTCTAAATCATCTACAACAAACGTAACGTTTTCAATGTCTAATTGTTGTTTGATTTGATTTGCATTTAGTACCGCAGTTGAATCATACTCAATACCCATGACATGTTTTGCTCCCCATGCCTGTGCTTGAAAACTCATTTGCCCCATGTTACAACCTAAGTCAACAACTGTTGCATTTTTAAAATCGTTTTGATTGTAGTGAGCAAGTCTACTGTTAAGATCACGTTTACCTTTAATACCTAACTGTGGTATTTCATGATAGTCATTAAACCAATTATCTCTTTTTATTAAATTTTTATTTTTTTTGCTCACTCTTTGCTCCTAAATTCTTTGTTAAACTTTCTGAGTTTATGTTTATACCAATAGAGTAGAATGGGTGTAAACGTGCCACTGGTACATTTGTTGATGTTAGTTCTAATAACTTAGATCCAATTTGTTGATCGGCCGCTACAACATATCCATGTTCAGCAACAAAGTCTAACAATCTTTGTGCGCCTTGAGGTTTAATGATGTAACTCCATGCACCTCTAAAATAATTACCTACATAGTTTAGAGTACGTTTACCTTTTGCATGTATGTTATGATATGGTCCTACTATAACATCTTCTTTCATGCTTTGTTCAACTGCATGATTGTACGAACCACTATAAGGATCAAACGGATCTAACTTACATACGTGCTTAAATTTTGTAAGTATGTCTTTGGGTAAAGGTCTAATAAAATATCCGTCATGTTCGAGAATAAGATATGGAATATTTTCTTCAACACATTCTTTCCATAGTCCGTAATGACTTAGAAAGCAACCAAGTACACCTAAGCGACCTTTTTTAACTTTGCTTATGGATTGAATACCGTACTTTGCACAAGCAATATTAAAGTCATTGCCATTAACTGCATTGAAGTATTGTATAGCAACTCCATTTCTATAACCTTGTGCAACACACTCAGATGCCATTTGCACACTGTGAGCGTTGTCCTTTAAACATATAATCTTTGCTTTATAATCCATTTGCTACCTGATACTTAAATGTTTCTTCCCATGCAGTGCCGTTTTCATATTCTTCTCTACTAAACTGACTGTGTGCAATATGTTCAAGCATAGGTGTTCTATCAAATCCAAACTGTCCTTGCCAATGTTCAACTGCACTTTGTCCTAACACTTCAATTGGCTTACCTAAACACAATGCTTCAACAACTGCCATACTATGATATGTAATAACCTTTTTAGCATTATTCATCATAGGTATTATTTCAGCAAATCTGTGTCTACGTTTACCTGTTTTCTCCCTTACTACTAATGGCACATCTAAACTTTTATAATGTGCAATAGTTTGTTCACGCCATTCGTCATAATCTTGTCCCAAGTATTTAAAGATATTTGTGTTCCGTGGCATCACTAATAGGTTGTACTCACCCTTGTCATTCCAATCTTGATAACGATCATCTAATTCAAGTGTGTGTATTCTACTATTTTTAATAGGTCCTGGTTTGGTATTTTGTAAGGAATTGTAACTAATTCGATAATACATAGGGCGTTTGTAATTCCAATTGCCTATGTAACCGTTGTCTAAATGAAAAAAATTTATGTTTTTGTTTTCTTGCAATGCATCAAATACCCAATCACAGAATGGGTGACTAAATGCTAAAATTCTATCTTCTTGGATTTGTTCTTTGGACTCAATAATTATTGTGTCAAAGTTATTAATAAGGTAAGGAAATAATTGTCCTCGTAGTTCGTATGATCTTTTAGGTATTTGAAAGGTTGGTTTAAATTGTGGCATCTTCCATACCAGCCACACGTAACTTAACAATATTAGTAATTTGCCATTGCTTCTGATCTAAGCCTTTGGTAATGCCTAACCATTTATTACGCATTAGTGCAAATTCATTAATGATCTTTTCCATATCAACTACATCTGCTTCACCGTCAACATACTTCTCAACATCACGACTTGACAATGCTCGTTGATAATTTTCAAGATACTTCTTAAAAAACGTACTACGTAATCTACGTAATTCGATGTTAAGATATTCTAATATTGCTTCAAGTTCTTGTAACTGATTGAAACGTTGTTCGACAAGGCCGGGCATTTCTGCCGCGGCCTTCTCAAGACTTCCGAATATACGGATCTCTTTTTTAGCCTGTAATAACTGATCGTTATAATAGTCTAACGCCTCAGGTATTTTACTAATATCTTTTGATATTTGGCTATACCACATAGTTAATCCCAATCGTCATCATCAGCAGTCAATTCCTCATCAATATCAAGATAGTAGTTAATTGCCGCATCAAGATGATCATCTGTACCTAAACTTTCTTTAAGTGCTTCATCGGACACACCATAATCTGCAAGTAAGTCAACAAATCTTTCTGCTAACGTTTCTACTTGTTTTTTATCTGTATGTTCTTTAAAAAGATTCCAGGTATCTACGATTTGTGAACTATCCATACTTAACTTACTCCTCTGTGACTGGTTCGATTGTTTCGGGTGCCTCTTCCTCTACATCAGTAATTACCTCTGACTGAACTTCACTGAACTCGTTCATGACTCTGTCAAGTAAAGGTCCGCCGGCTTCCCATGCTTTACGATATTCCTTAATTTCTTCTCCATCTTTGGATACAAATTTAAGTCTGTTACCGTCTTTCTTAAGCATATCTTTTTTCTCAAACAAATCAACAAGTCCACTGTAAGGATTCATTCCTGTTTCATATGGAATTTTAACTTGTACACCTTCGAACGGTTTTGCGTAACGTGTCTTCATTACTTTACAACCTGCTCTAATACCACGTACTTCGCTAATCTTATTACCTGCTTCATCTTCTTTTAGTTTCAATTTCTTCATTGCTACTACAATAGATGACGCATAGATAAATCCTTGTCCACCACTAATTTTATCATCAGGGTCAAACATATCTTGCGATGCATACGTATGGTTAGTACATACAAGTCCTACATTGTGTGAGCCAATCATGTTAACTGTGTTTCTTACAAGTGATGTAAGTGCCTTAGGTTTTCTACCCATGTCACCCTTCATATCACCTTTGTTAAACTGGTCAACATCAGTTGGTGTTAACAACATACCTAAACTATCAATTACAAATAATACTTTAGGACGTTCTTCTTCCGACATTTCTTTGTAATCTGCCATAAACGTTGATACTGTTTTAGCAACATCATCAATCATTGACATATTAAGTTTTAGAAGTTTGTCTTCTGAAGTATCAACTTCAAGAGCTTGTAGCCACGCTTCATCAAGTGCGTTCTCTGAGTCAATTAAGACTACAAAGATATCTTGTTCTTGTGCCGCTTTAACAATATTACCAGCACAAATATAAGACTTGCCTGCTCCACTTTCACCAGCAAATACACTTACTTTGCCTAGCGGAACACCTTTATTAAAGTCTCCTGAAATAAGATAGTTAAGAGCATAGTTACCAGTTGAGATCCAATCTGTAGGATCATTAAATCCAGCACTCATGCCTGTAATAGATTTAGTTAATTGTGTCCGAAACTTAGTCGGATCAAACGCCTTTGCCATAGTATCTCCTTTTAAAGCCTAGTGTGGGGGATTGCTCCCCCACAGTATATATTATTGATTGTTCTGTCTAGCACGAATCATTGAAAGAATGTCTTCGGCTTTGTTACCGTCACTTGCCGGAGCCGCTTCAGCTGTTGATGCTGGAGTTGCTGGCGCCGCTGGAGCAGTTTCTGCTACTGGAGCAGGAGTTGCCTCAGGTGCTGGTGCCGGTGTTGGTGTAGTTGCCGCTGGTGCCGTATTAGGATCACCTGTTCTAGCCGCCATTCCCGCTGGACGGAAATATTGACCCCAACGATCCGCATCAAATGCTTCGCCATCAACTGACGCTTCAAACATTTCTTGCATTACTTTCACTTCAACTTCACCTGGCTTCTTAGGAAGGAAGTCATTTAGATTATACAAGCCATTTGTTTCGATAGCTTTCATTTCAACGTCTGAAAGTGGACGCTCTCTACGAGCCCAGTTAGATGTTGAATAGTCTGCGTAACCGCCTTTTGAAGTTTTATTAAGACGGAAATCAACTCCAGCAGTATAATCTGTTGGCAGTTCTTCCATGTCTGGATCCATAAGTGCTTGCTTTATGATCTGGAAGATTTGAGGACCAATAATAAATCTACGAATTGGATTTTCTGGAGTAGAATCTTCACCTAGTGGATTCTCCGTTACAAATCCTTGGAAGATATATGAACGCTTCTTCCAATATTTACGACCCATGTCCTCTAATGATGGGTCTTTGAACCAACCACGAACTTCGTTCAAAATATTACAAGTTTCATTATACATTTCCATACAAGGAATCTGTACTTGACAAGGTTTGCTACCTGTGTCACCTTTAATTCCTGCGAATGGAAGTTTGATCATCAAACGTTCTTTCCAAAAGAAAGTGTTTGATTCGTCTCCGTCTGGGAGAAAACGCATAACGGAAGTTTGTCCTTCCTGCATATTCCAAAATGGGTAAATTGCGTTATCACCACCTGATGAATTGCCACCTGTGCGTGATTCTTGTTCTTTGAGCTTTGCTCGGATTTCTGCTAATGATGCCATAGTAATGCCTCCTTATAATGTTGCCTATGTGCTTTGTGCCTTTTTGTGTATAGCACATTTTATACTATACACAACTTACTTATTAAAGTCAACCTAAAAGTTTGACTTTTTTGAAAAAATTAACGTACTCCAGCTAATTGCTGGATTCTAGCCATTTCTTCGTCTGCCCCTTGTAATAGTTCTGATATTACTTGTTGGGCTTCTTCGATAGCTTCATCACCGTACTGTTTTTGTACTTGTGTCAAAACTGCCGTTTCACCTTTTGGAAATGAGTTTGTTGTATAATCATACAAGCTCTTAATAAACTCATCTAAAGGAATCTCGTTCTTTGCCTTTAGTTCATCTCCTGAACCTTTTGGGCTAATATCAATTGTTGTTGGTTTTTCGCTTTCATTGTCACGCATATCAGGTTTGCCATATGATGGATCATCGGCATGTGCCATATCGTCAACTTGTTCTTCGTCGATACCATACTTATCCATTATAGCATTGATTGTAGAAAACATTTTAGCTGTTATTGGACTAACACCCGATTTGTTTGAAGTAAAGTCTGCATGATCACCGTCTTGCCAATCAGCGTCTAGGCCTTCATACCCTTTCATTTTGTTAAATGCTTCAAGTTCATCTTCGTCATAAGCATCTGCCATGATACCTGTATCTAATACAGCTTTTATCCATCCTTGTGCTAGACGATCGCCGTTTGTTCCTCTGGTCTTATTAAATTTGTTATACCAATCTTGTACTTCTATTTCGGCTTGTTTCATTCCACCTTCGTTTGTTTGGCTGTCAGCTAGTAGTTTGGCCGCTGTGCCTTTGTCCATCTTAGTAGGATGTTTTTTGCCTGAGCCTTTTGGATATTCAAATTCTTTTTCACCTTTTGCGGCCGCATTAGCCGCCGCCATTTTAAAGTCTTCAAATGCTCTTTCGTATTCTTCTTGTGGATTTACTTCGTGCTTTGCGTTAGCAATTACATTATCTAAATGTGTTGCGTATTCTGTTTCCATGTCAACAACAGATTCAGCATCCATTCCTTTTTTCTTTTTTCTAAGTTCTAAATATTGTGTACCATCTGTTGCTACCAATCCCATTCTATCAGCGTCAGCAGTAGATTGTTTAATATGCATCATTGGATATGTTTTCTTAACTTCTAGTGTTTCAGGATCATATACTACACGCATAGTTCTATATTTTTCGTACTCTGATCTTTCGTCTACAGTATCTTCAGCTACACCAATATCTTGTACCATCAAGTCGATAATTGTTTCGTGATCATCATCACCATGTAAACCATTTTCGCCTGCCATAATTTCATACTCTCTTCTGATAAAATCACCTTCTGGACCTTTTACCTTCATTAGGTTTTCAATAGCCTGTTCTGGCTCCTGAGATTTTGAAATCATCATTTTTACTTTTTCGTCAACGCCTTCACCTAACAAGTCGTCTGGGCCTAGCTCTATAGTTTTATTTGCTTCGCCAATTAGTTTGTAAATGTATGGAAAAACATTTTTAAGTTCTTCATTAAATTGACGTATTGTAAGTTCATCAATCCAGTTTGCTGTTACATCTTCTGGAACTTCTTCTAGCACGATTGATTCAAAGTTCTCAAATGTCTTAGCATAACCAGTTTGTTTTTGTAATGACTCTACAGTTTTCTTTACTGTTAAAATTCTGTCATTTACAACATCCATATACTGAGCAAGTCCTTCAGCCATTACACTCGAGCGATTCATGTATGTCTTAAACTTGCGTAGATTTGATAGTTCTTCTGATAGTCCTGAAATATGTTTACCAAAATCGTCATATGGGTTGCCACCTTCACTTACATGGCGTGCCATTGCTCTAGCACCATTCATATGTTTGTATGGATACTTGAATCTTTCGCCACCTTCACTTTCAATATAAATGCTGTGGATATTTGTGTTACGTCCTGTAACTGATTCTTGATTTACTGGAGCAGAGTGTTTTACAATCATCCTCGCTGTCCCAATATCTTGATAACTAGTCCTGCTAGTACCATATAGTTTTGATTCGCTCATTTTCTTCTCCGTGCTAA